CTGTTGGACGGGAATACCTAACGATGAGTTAAGTAACCATAAAGAAACCGTATTAGATAAAGCAGATGAAATGAAAAAAACTGGAGGTAAATTAATATTAAAAAAATTACCTTCGGATGAAATGACAATCTTACAGATTAAAAATCAAGTAAGAAAAATTATATCTGAAGGAACTAAAATAGATATAGTATTAATTGATTATATTGACTGTATATTGCCAGACCGTTCATTTAATGATGAATGGAAAGGTGAAGGTTCTGTTATGAGAAAATTTGAGGGGATGTGTCACGAATTAAATATAGCAGGTTGGACAGCAACACAAGGAAACAGAAGTTCTATTTCTTCAGATGTTGTAACCACAGACCAAATGGGTGGTTCCATTAAGAAAGCACAAGTTGGGCATGTAATTATCTCAGTCGCAAAGACTTTACAACAAAAAGAAATGGGGTTAGCAACTATAGCTATTGTAAAATCAAGACTAGGAAGAGATGGTGTCATATTTGAAAATTGTAAATTTGATAATGGAACTTTAGAAATAGACACTGAAACTACACAAACATTCCTTGGTTTCGAGGAAGAAAAAACTAACAGAAATCGAGAAAGAGTTGCCCGAGCTCTACAAAGAAGAGAACAAGTAATAAATAAAAATAATTAATAAAAAGCACAAATATGGAAGTATCAAATAAGATTCTGTCGGATATTACTGTCTACATGAAGTACGCTAAGTATATACCGGAACTAAATAGAAGAGAAACATGGGATGAATTAGTTACCCGAAATAAAAAAATGCACATAAAAAAATATCCGCATTTAAAAGAAGAAATAGAACAAAAATACAAATTTGTTTATGATAAAAAAGTTTTACCCTCAATGAGAAGTATGCAATTTGGTGGTAAACCTATTGAGATTAGTCCTAATAGAATCTATAACTGTGCTTATGTACCTATTGACCATATTGACTCTTTTAGTGAGACAATGTTTTTATTACTGGGAGGTACAGGTGTTGGATATTCGGTACAAAAACACCATGTAAAAAAATTACCCGTAATCCAACAACCATACCCAAAAAGAAAGAAAAGATTTTTAATTGGTGATAGTATTGAAGGATGGGCAGACGCAATTAAAGTTCTTATGAAAACATATATGAATGGTGGTGGTAGTAGAGTAGAATTTGATTATTCTGATATTAGACCAAAAGGAGCTAGATTAATAACATCAGGTGGTAAAGCACCAGGACCTCAACCACTAAAAGAATGTTTAGTGAAAATTGAAGGTTTATTAAATCAAAAAGAAAATGGAGAACAACTTACAACTATTGAAGTACACGATATTGTATGTCATATTGCAGACGCGGTATTGGCAGGTGGAATACGTAGAGCAGCTCTTATTAGTTTGTTTAGTGCTGATGACGATGCTATGATTGGGTGTAAAGCTGGTAACTGGTGGGAATTAAACCCACAAAGAGGTAGAGCTAATAATTCAGCTTGTTTAATGAGACATAAAATAACAAAAGAGTTTTTTATGGATTTATGGAAAAGAGTTGAATTATCAGGAGCAGGGGAACCGGGTATATACTTAAATAATGACAAAGATTGGGGGACTAATCCTTGTTGTGAAATAGCACTAAGACCAAATCAATTCTGTAATCTTTGTGAGGTAAACGTATCAAATATAGAGTCTCAAGAAGACTTAAATGAGAGAGTAAAAGCAGCAGCATTTATTGGCACACTTCAAGCAGGGTACACTTCGTTTCATTACTTAAGAGAAGTTTGGCAAGAAACTACTGAAAAAGATGCTTTAATTGGTGTATCAATGACAGGTATAGGTTCTGGAAAAGTACTAAAATACGACATGAAAAAAGCTGCAAGTCTAGTTAAAAGAGAAAATACTAGGGTAGCTAAATTAATAGACATCAACCCATCAGCAAGATGTACAACAGTTAAACCGGCAGGAACAACATCTTTAACTTTAGGAACATCATCAGGAATTCATGCATGGCATAACGACTATTATATTAGAAGAGTTAGGGTTGGTAAGAATGAAGCAATATATACTTATTTAAATATTAACCACCCTGAACTTGTTGAAGACGAATATTTCAGACCACACGATACCGCTGTTATTAGTATACCACAAAAAGCTCCAAAAGGTTCTATACTCAGAACAGAATCACCTTTTGATTTATTAGAGAGAGTTAAAAAAGTGGCTACAGAATGGGTAAAATCAGGACATAGAAACGGCTCAAACTCACATAATGTATCGGCAACAATATCGTTAAAAGAGAGTGATTGGGATTTAGCTGGAGAATGGATGTGGGAAAATAGAAAATCTTATAATGGTTTATCTGTATTACCATACAATGGAGGTACTTATACTCAGGCACCATTTGAAGACATTACAGAAGAACAATATAATGAAATGATGAAATCTTTAAAAGATGTTGATTTAAGTAAAGTTGTTGAATTGGATGACAATACTAATTTAACTGGTGAGTTAGCTTGTGCTGGTGGACAATGTGAAATAGATGTTGATATGAAATCTATTGATAAAGAAAAAGAAGTTGAGTTAAGTTAACGTAAAATTTAAAATAAATTATTATAAATGGTGATTCTTTAGGGTCACCATTTATTATCTAATATAAATTAAAATGAAAAGAAAAGACGACTGGATTGAAGAATTATATTATAGAGAATTTATAAAACCTAAATTACAACCAAAAGATTTTTACTGGGAGGAAGGACGAATGGTAATGACAGAAGAGTATCACAAAAAAAGAGGTTACTGTTGTGGTAATAATTGTAGACACTGCCCATACCAACCAAGTCACCAACAAAACAATAAAGTATTAACGTAACAACTAACACCATAATAAACCAATCTTTGAAGTATTTATTATAAAAAAGAAATGCCAACACAAAGATACGGTATAACATTTCCATTTGTAGATAGTCCAGAAGGTTTTTTTCTTGGGTTAAATACAGATACAGATAGTGAAGTAAGGTCAAACCTTATTCACCTAATAGTTACACCAAAGGGTTCTAGATATTTTTTGCCAGATTTTGGTACTAATTTAAGTAAATATATATTTGAATTAATGGATACCACAACTAAAATATCTATAGAAAGAGAAATAAGAGAAGCTGTAGATAAGTATATACCTAGTTTAACTATAAATAATGTGGAGGTAAAAACTTTAGAAGATTTAAAAGCCGAAGAAAAAATAAACTCACAAAATACCGACTTATCAATGGATGATGGAAATATGAGTTTTGTTGGTGAGGCACAAAGAAATTATTCTATGAGAGTTAGAATTGATTATACATCTGGAGACGGTGTGTTTGAAACTAAAGATTTTGTTATAATAGATTTATAGGATGGCACAGAAAAAAATAGCTTATACAGAAAGAGACTTTTTAGGTATTAGAAATGAATTATTAAGATTAACTAATACTTATTACCCAGATTTAATTAAAAATGCAAATGACGCATCTATATACTCTGTATTTTTAGACCTTAACGCTGCAGTTGCAGACAACCTAAACTTCCAAATAGACAGAACTTTTCAAGAAACAGTACTACAATACGCACAGGAAAGAAGTTCATTATATAACATAGCAAAAACTTATGGTTTAAAAATACCAGGAAATAGACCTTCAGTAACAGTTTTAGATTTATCTATCATAGTGCCAGTTTTAGGGGATAAAGAAGATTTTAAATATTTAGGGAGACTAAGAGCGGGTTCACAATTTAGGGGTGCAGGTCAAGTATTTGAACTTGTAGAAGATTGTGATTTTTCATCACAATATAATGCAGAAGGAGTACCAAACCAAACTAAAATACCTAATAAAGATGCCAATGGGATAACCCAAAACTATACAATAGTTAAAAGAGAAGTTGTGGTTAACGGAATAACTAAAGTGTTTAAAAAAGAAATTACGGACGCTGACAGTAAACCATTTTACCAAATATTTTTACCAGAGAAAAACGTTATAGGTGTAACTTCAGTTATACAAAAACCAGGACTAGGATACCAAACCATACCATCAAACAGTGAATTTTTATCAACAGTATCTAATAAATGGTACGAAGTGGAAGCCTTAGCACAAAATGAAGTTTTTGTGTTGGACCCATCTATACCAGCAGATACACCAGGTATTAAAGTTGGTAAATATATAACAGTACCACAAAGATTTATAACGGAATTTACCCCGGAAGGGTTTTTCCATTTAACTTTTGGGAGTGGAAACCAAACTTCACAAGACCTATTAGATGATTTTGCATCAAAAGGGGTTAAGTTAAATATGTCTAAATTTCTAAATAATATAGCTTTAGGTAACTCTGTTAAAGCAAATACCACACTATTCATACAATATAGAGTTGGTGGTGGTAAAGCCGCAAATATTGGAGCGGGAGCAGTTAACACTGTAGGTAATGTAGATTTTATGGTTGGTGGACCAAGTCAACAAATAAATCAGACGGTAATTAGTAGTTTAGCTGTAACTAATACCACTGCGGCTATAGGGGGTGCAAATCAAATGACACCAGATGAAATAAGAAATTACATCTCTTTTAATTTTGCAGCACAGAATAGAGGGGTTACAATTAATGATTATGTTTCTAAATTAAGAACGATGCCAGCAACATTTGGTGCACCAGCAAAAGTTGGTGTTACAGAAATAGAAAATAAAGTTAATGTTAATGTACTTTCATATACCCCAGATGGTAAATTAACCTCACTAGTAAGTAACACACTTAAAAATAATATCGCTAATTATTTATCTAATTATAGAATGATAAATGATTATGTTGTTGTTGGTGCGGCTAGAGTAATAGACTTAGCTTTTTCTATTGACCTAATTTTAGAAAAAGATGCGAATGAAGGTGAAATAGTAACAAATGTCATAACAAAAGTAAGTGATTATTTTGCTGTTGACAAAATGGAGTTAGGAGAAGACCTAGCTTTAGGTAGTTTAAGAGCTTTTATAATGAACCAACCAGGAGTATTAAACCTAACTGATATAATAGTATTTAATAAAGTAGGTGGCAATTATTCACAATCGGTAACAACCCAACCTTACGTTAACGCTACCACAAAACAAATAGGATTGATTGACGACACTATTTACGCTCAACCTAACGAGATACTCCAGATACGTTTTCCAAATCAAGATATAGCAATTAGATACAAAAAACCATCTAAACCAGTACTTTAATAATCTTTACTATAACCGCATGTTGAGTACTTTTAGTTTTAATGGTGGAACTATTTATGTTATAAGCACCATAAATGCAATAAATTATTTTATGGGGTGTAATAATATAAACTATGGGTAAATCATTTAGAGTAAGGACAGACGTTAGAGTTGGTGGTGCAAAAGACAAGAATGTAACTTTTGAACTAAACCAAAACTTTGACTTACTAGAAATCCTAAGTCTTTCACTAACACAACAAGAAGTTTACACACGTATGTGTGCTGATTTTGGTGTGGTAATCGGTAGAGTCATAACAAATGGAGGATTCGGCATACCAAATGCCAAAGTTTCTATTTTTATTCCTTTAACTGATGAAGACGCAGAAAACCAAGTAATAAAACAACTTTACCCATTTAAAGAACCTTTTGATGTAACCGAAGAAGGTAAAAGATATAATCTACTCAGTAGTGAACCAAATTTCGATTGTCATGTTACTGTCGGTAGTTTCCCAACACTAAATGATGTTTTAAATAAACAAGATGTTAAATACGTATATGACAAGTACTATAAGTTTACTGTAAAAACTAATGAGTCGGGTGACTTTATGATATATGGTGTTCCAGTCGGAGACCAAAGTATTATAATGGATGTTGATGTGAGTGACATAGGATGTTTCTCACTTCTACCAGAAGATTTTAAAATAAAAGGATTTCCAGACTCTGACTTTGATGGGGCAAAATTCAAAGACGACATTATTATAGATAGTCTACCACAAATACTAAGTCAACAAAAATCTATAGATGTTAGACCTTTTTGGGGTGATGAAGAATTTTGTAGAGCTGCAATTACTAGAGTAGATTTTGATTTAGGTGTTACCGGGTTTAAATTAGAACCCAATGCTGTTTTTATGGGTAGTACAGCATCTGACACCGATAAAGATTCTGTTAATAGAAATTGTAGACCTAAAGCAGCTATGGGAGAACTATGTAGTTTAATCTCAAGACCAGGAATAATAGACTGTATAAGATATACCCCATTTTTTCAAAATGACCCAAATGCTTACCCAGCATATACCGCTGGAGGTTGGGGGGCACCACTAGGTGGAGAAGTACCCATACTAGAAAGATACTACCTACCAAATGGAGGTAGGGTTATTGATGATTCCGGTTCCTTTCTAGTACATATTCCGATGAATCTAGATTATATGATTACCAATGAATTTGGAGAAATGGTTATATCTGACGACCCAAGTGTGGGCGTACCAACTAGAACAAGATGTAGGTTTAGGATTAGACCAGAACAGGCAACTGGAGGAGCTAGAGAGAGAAGGATAGCTAGTTATTTGGTGCCTAATATTAGAGAATTTTATGACCCTTGGGCTGGTGATAGTAATGGTGATTGGCCAGGGATAGACCCTAGTACTTATACTTTTTCTGTAAATTATAGTGACTACAATCCTTGGGCACAAAGAAATTTAATGCCTGGAGCAAAAGATGTTTTTTATGATATGACATTTAATAGGGTGTACACATTCTCACAATTTCATGACCACATAAAACATGGTGGTAGAAGACAATTTGTGGGGATAAAAAATATATTACCAGAATCAGACCAACAATGTGCGACCACTGCAATGTTTTTTCCAATTAATAGTGCTGTAAGAGCTCCTAGTTTAATGGTATTTCTTTGGATGTTCCTTATAGATTTCTTAGGGATGATTTACATGTTTTTAACATTACTCGTTACTACAATAGCCGCACTTCTTAGTTTAGTACTAGCAGTTGTATTGTTTGTCGTGTGGTTAATATGTTGGATGTGGTGTGCGATATACTGTATCCATATAACACTATGGGGTTTTACAATATTAAGAATGTCTAGTTTTATGTCCCCCCCACCAGAAGAATGTGGTCAAATTTGTCTCGGGGGTTCTGATTGTTTTGGTTGTGGTGCTGACTGTAAATATTTTGGGTTAAGAATGGGGTTCGTATTATTTACTTTAAGACAAACCAAGTATCCAGAATGTGAAAAATGTATGTGTAGAACTATGGGGGATATGAGTAAGTCAGACTCTCTTATATATTTAGCTTCTAAATGGCCATGTCCAGGAGGTCTACCTTGGGGGATGAGTGGGGGTACCACATACTCTGCAAGTTCCACTTGTGTACCACAATGTCCACCAGGTAATGGTGCTGTAGGTGATGATTTTGGTGGCAAGTGGTCACATGATTGTTGTGCACAAACAGATGAGACAAGAATATGTTGCCCAGACTATTATGGTTTTAATTCTTCTTTTTCGGGTGACCCAAGTACAAGTAATGACCCGACGGATGGTATAGCAGGTGGTGGTTGTTATGTAAAAATAATATGTTTTAATATAGACTGTGTCGCTGAGAACTATAATCTTAGAGTTTTATTAGAATGGACCAGAAGAGAAAAAGTATCACAGGCATTATGTAATGGTATTATGAATTATTTTTGGGAAAATAGTTGGGTAAGTGGATTCTTATACCAATTCCAATTTAGAGCTAAGGTAGAATATGATACCGCCAATGATACCTACGTCACCAATTCCCAGTGGTGTAAAAAATTAACCTACCTACACCCAACAGAACATACTTTTTACTATAGGTCCACACCATTTAAAGTTAACGGTATCCAACCACTAGAAGGAAGTTTTATTGGTGATACTGATGGTGTATATAATCCTTGGTGGGCTTTTGCGGGTAGTAGTGGTAGTAACCACGCTAAGGGTGACCAAGACAGACATATTCTTTTTCCAACAACAATGGTAGATATGGGGTCTAGAAACCAATGTATACAACAAATATGTTTAGACCCTAAATACGCTAACGAATGTTCTGTGACTGACCAGATAGGTAGTACAACATTCCAAGACATAACAGAACTAGTTTCTGATACCTATAATCTTAAGATGCAAAATCCAAAGGCATCTATGTCTACGTTCTTTCCTCGTCCTGAATATGAAATTGGTGGTGATGTAGCACAAGCACTTATGCAAAATTGTATGTTAGGTGTTGCAGGATATGAGGCAAATAATGGTAATACAGCTTGTGAGTGTCAATTCCCAGTTGGTAACGGTCCAGGATTTTCCACATCACCAACAGACTCACTACCACCAAGTGGACTAACTTACCCATCACCAAATTTTGTGGGAGGAACTTACGTACCCAATGCTCTTAATGTAAACGATATAAATAATTCAAATAACTTTAGACATAATCTTTTGTGGGAACCATTATTATTTACAGGTTCTACATCAGTTATTATGGATGGTCAGGATTTAATAGATTGTGTCACTATGGAGTTGTCAGCATCTAGTCAGACTGTACCATTTTATCCATGGCATTTACATAATGCGAGTGGTACACTTGGGGGTGTCCCAATTGGTGGGTACGGTACTGTTTGGAATGACTGGTTAGGTACTCTAGGAGAATATAGATATGCGTTCGGTGTACCTGGACCAGCAATGTCAATTTTACCAGCAATTTCTTCTGTTGATGCAGAAGGTTCAACAATACACCCCACAAATGCCGTACCAGGTCTTTCCGGGGGTACACAATATCTAAGTAGTGGTAATTTCCAACACTATATGGGTAATCCACCATTTTCATTTGCGAATAACAACTACCCAGTAACTAATGGTA